GTTCTTTTTCTTGTAACCTTACAATTCGCGAAATCATCATTGGAATGGACTATATTTGATAATAAACCTTCTGGATTAGCAATTGTAAGCTTCGGCCTTGGCAACCTTCCATCCGCTCGAGCTTCAAACTCTTCTGCTTTAATAGGAAGTGGTTGATAGGCATAACCTTGCCAATAAATAGGATTTGTTCCATTTATCATTCCGCAAAATCTGTAAATAGGTTCAGAACCAATATTTATACCTTCTAAATCCTTTAGCATTTCAAAAGAGTGTTGTATATTACTAAAGTCTATTTCATACAGATCGATTACGACATCTGGATTGAGAGATGCGAGTTGTTTATTTAAATTTGAAATTGCTTTACTCATTATAATGGAGATGAAATATATATTTTAAGTTCACCAGTTTGGGGGCTGTAAGCTGTAGAGCTATTAATTTCTATATCGCAATAGTAATATCGTTCATTATTTGAAACTATCAAATCTCCCTGCACGACATTCGAGTTATTCGTCCAATTAACTTGATCTCCGTCCGCGTCCGCCAATAAATTAAGATCCTGCTCGCTTACGCCATTAAATTTGATATCAATATAAGCTTCTTCGCCGCCATCAATTTGTGTTGTCGTATTTTCTTTTAAAAATTCAGATATCGTAAAATATTCACAATCATAAAACTCAGTTGGAGAATTTGTTGAAACTCCTGATTTTATTTGCCCTCTATTGTTTTGAAAAAATGTATTCTTCGCGCCTTCAATTACCTCAAGATAGTAGGGGTTTGACCCAGTCATAATATCAAACATATGCCCATTCTCAAGCCCATTACTATAAGATTTAGAAAATCTTACAACCTTATTTCTTAAATCGAATTGAGAAAAATTTAACGCATTATCGTTCGGCAAAGTAACTATATAATCATTTCTATTTAATAGATTTGGTTGCACTGCAGGAACATTGTTTCCCACTTGCCCTAATATAGAAAATGTATCTGGAAGTTGAGGATTAAGATTGGCACTAGTTAATGTAATAGGTTTATCTCCAATATTTTTTAAGAACATTCTTTTTTTTGCAACTTGATCTGTTGTTACTATGCCTCCTTGACCCTTAATTGCCAACGCAAGAGGAGAAGAGAAAACTAATTCTCCATCAGCTAATATCGGAGGAGATTGAGCCGAGTCTAATTTTTCAGGATCTATATTAATAGGAAATTCTTCAAATTTCGCAGATATACTATGATTATTTTTATAATTGTATGTATGAGTCCATTCTTGACACACAAAATTTCTTTTAGTATCGTACGGAGATGGAGGAGTAAAAGCAAAAGGTAAATACGCAAGATGTTGCTCTAAAAAATGCAGTATCGCATACGCTTCGTCATCATCTCTATTGTTAAATTGAAGATTTAAATTGAGCAAGCTTTCATTCATGCCATCTTTATAAATTTGCGTATAACTTGTTCCCATAGCAATTTCTTGCATTCTTGGTTTTTGAGAAACACTTAATCCAATAGAAGGCTTCCAAAAGAAATCGCGCGTCCAATAGTCTTTATTTAAATCTTGATAATATCCGCTTTCGCGCGTCCAATTTAATTCGTCTGATACCGGAGGAACGTTTGAAACACCAACATCATAAGCATCACCACTATGAAAATAATAGTATCTATGATTTCCAGAAGCAAATACAACATCATTTTTTGAATAAAAAGCTGTGCCAGTATAATCATCTGCAGACTTGACATACAATTCTTGAGATTTTCTCAATATAGATGTATTTAAGTTTCTTAATCTTAAAGTAACATCATTACTATTTTCAAAATTTAAAGAATGATTAAATTCAGAACAATAAAATGTTTTTGACTGCATGTCATTCGAATCGTATGGATGAAAAGTTGCGTTACCGTCCCATCTAAAACCCGAAATTCCTTGCGTATATGCCAAATTAGTAGATGCAGAATCTTTTTCCATTTGCCCAAAATGATTTTCAACAAAATGAATAATTGCATTCGCTTCTCGGCTTGTTCTATTCTTAAAATTTAAATCTACTTCAAAAGATAATGAATTTATATTTTTTGGCTGTAAAACATAATAACCATTACCAAATTGTTGCTTAAAATTATTGCCTCTAAAAGATACAGAAGATCCATAATCAGCATCAAAAAAGAACAAATCAGTTGTCCATACATCAGGATCATTTGCGGGGCTTAAATTGATCCCAGATAAAGATATATTATTTGTAGACTCGGGTTCATAATTATTAACTTTAACATTTTCATTTATTCCCTGAATTTGAATTCGAATAGTTTCAGAGGAAGGATCTTGAAAATCCTCTTCTATTTTTAATATATTATAAAATCCATCAGAATTGCCAGTAGTTCCATTAAGGTAAACCCGTTGACCTTCGTGCAGTTCATTACCTACTGGGTTAGTTTGATATGCACTATCATAAATAAAATAAGAAGGCAATCCATTGATATGAGGCCCCTGAGTATCATCTATCGTAAATCTACCTGATCCAGAAATATATAAAGAACCACCATCAGCAACATCTTGTCTTGCATAATAAAATAATCCATCGCCAGTATTAAAAACAAAATCAAATTTTTTATAATTAACTCCAGTCGTAAATATTCCAGAATAATTAGAGACATTTGTTTTCGGCATTAAACCGTCTATTTGCGGCCCACTCATTTAATGATTTGCTTGATTGTAACAGATCCAGCGGAGTATTGGCCTTCGGCAATTGATAGAGATTGATTTTGTATTTTTCCAACGCAAGAAAATTTAGCAATTTTACTACCATCAATAGAATATAAAAACGCAGAAATAGAAGAATCAGTTTGAGTATTTAATCCTTGTCCATATGTTTGCGATATTCCATATGGATTTAAATTAGAAACAATATCATTCGCCTCAACACTCATTTCAGCTTCTATACTCTCAACAGAAACTCGCGTAGGAACAACGCCATCTGGAGAAGTATTTACAGATGTATGTTCGCCGTCTCTGATATGATTATATTCTTTTCTATTCACTACTATATTATAACCTAATTTTTTAATTTCAAAATCAGAACCTCCAGTCGATGCGTTCAAATTCCCAAAAGATTTTAAAGCATGAACAAAATCATTTTCTGTTTTACTTGTTTCCATCGCCGAACTTTTTCTTACTGATCCATATATATTATAAGATGCAGTAGCTTCAATTATCTGAAACGGAGTCAAACTAAATCCAAAAGACTTTAAATACATATTATCAAATCTATATCTACCAACTAAATTATTATGTATAGGATATTCATCCATACCATCTTTAATCTCAAACATGCGTTGAATATTATTAGTAATATTATCTTTTTTAAAATCTTCTGCAGTAATTAAAAATGTTATATCTAAAGTGCCGCGAATACCACCGACTGGAGCAAAATTTACAAAATCAACTTTTGCACCTCCTGTTTCTGGATCGTAATCTCCGTATACTCTTTCTGCTTGCAGCGAGGGAGCTATAGATAGATTCGCGGATTTAACAAACAGGTCTTTTCCGCCGACCATAATCTTGCCTCGTTCAAATCTTAAAAAAGGATCACTCATGAGACTGGATTGTGCAAGGTTTCGTAACCTTTATATGTTAAAGAAATTGATATTTCTCCTTCCACGCTGGAAGATATTGATTCGCTGATTAATCTTACATTACTACCCGTAAAAGAATTGATCATTTCGTCTGTCTGTCCATCTTTCAATTCTATTCTTACATTACTTTTCGGCGCAGAAATAATTCTATCTTTTATTTCTCTTATTTGATATTCATCTGCAATCATCGTAAAATTTATATCTGTTTCAATCGGATATTGAGTATCAACTTGAACTGGCTCTAAGTTCGCGTATGCTGGCCCGCTATCTTCTTCCTTATCCCAATCATTTTTATTTCCTCTAGGAATAGCATATACAGGCAAAAGATTTAATGTTCTACTATAACTAAAATCAGTAATTGCATCTATACTAAAATCATCTACATTAATTAATATACTAGATTGATCTGGAAATTGAATAGGAGGATGAGTATTAGTTTCTGATTGAATGCTTACTCCGCTACCAAGCTGACCGTATACTCGAATATCTGTTTGAACATCAGGAATATCGCCAACAGTACAGCTTACAGTATATCTCGATATGCGACCCTTATTAAAACCAAATCCTTTAGTATCATTATCGTATAATATCGCGCCACTAATTTCTTGATTATCGTAAGTATATTTACCAAGGGAGTCGATTTCAATTAAAGGATCACGACTCACCATTTTTCTAGATATTGAAAAGTCGCCTTCAAGCGGAGCGTCTATCATTGCATCGACAAAACCAACACCAGCGACTTTTATTGGTTTTTCTGCTATACCATAACTTCCATTTACATCAACAACACCAGATAAAGCATAACCATTAACAATTACTTTTTGTTCGTAATTTGAATAACTCATGATTTTCCACTCAACAAGCCTCCAGGTCTTTGCTCTTCAACAATCACACTTACTACTTGAGCTTTAATTCTTTCTGCTAGTTGAGATGAGTTTTGTTGCTCTTCAGATTTTTCTGCAGGATTTGTTCCAACATCAGAATCAGAGCTTTTTTCTTCAGAAGATTTACCGCGTTCCATATTAATTGATATATTAATATTATTAGTATTTCCTCCAGATATTCCAGAGTCAGAAGATTCCTGCATTGGAGTTACAGGTCCACCTTCATTAAATTTACCTGCATTAATCATGTCAAGCATGGGCTTTCCAAGTTGTCTTGCAGAACTCGCGCGAATAACATATTCTCCTTCGCTAAGCATTGCTGGAATTTGATCTATTCCAGATTTACCAGAAATATGACCGCCGCTGGCGTATTTATTGATTTTACCACCAAAATATGGAAATTTTACATTATAAGAGTCAAGAAGAGGCATAGGACTGCTAAATAAAGAAGTCCCACGTGAATAATTACCTAATAAAGCGGGATCGGATAGAGCGGGCGACGGAGAAACATCAAAAGCTTTTTTAGGCATGTTCATCATTACGCTATCTGAACCTCCGCGAAAAAATTGATCAGGACCAATTTCGCCTAATTTACTTGCAGCGCTTTGACCTCCAAAATTTATACCTTGCATAGCGTAATTAATACCCACACTTGCAACTGTGCCAATAACTTGTTGTAACAAAGCTCTTCTTTTTGCTTTTTTTGCAAGAGCTTCCTGACGCTTCTTTTCTTCGGCAGCAAGCACTCCCATAAGAGCGCTTTCATCTTCTTGAAGAGCTACGCTACCAGCTTGACCACTATAAAAATACCCGCTCATAGGTTTTGACTGATAAGCTCTTTCTGAAACAACATGTTTTCCTCCGCCAAATCCTGCTGAAACTGCAGATCCAGGAACTGCACCGCCATTACTAAACCCAGGAATATTTCCTCCTGCATTTAAACTATGCATAAAGGCTCCGCCATATTTGTTTACTGCATCTCGACCCATCACATATTCTCCATTAGTTACCATAGCTGGGACTCCTCCGCCGCGAGAATAATTCCTGATATTGCCTCCTCTGCTTCTAGGGTTCATGTTAAATCCTAGACCACCTACAATAGAATATGCGGCTTGCTGCATGAGCGCTTGTTGTATTGCTCCCAAAAAGTTAATCGCGGCATCTGTTAGAGCATCATCAAGATCTTTAGCTCCATTAAGAGCATCAGTCATTGCTGAAGCTAAACCATCGGCGAAATTACGAGGAATATTTTGACCAAGCTCGTAGTTCATATACTGCACTTCGTCGCGCATCTGAGCCATAGAGTCAGACATTCCTCTTCCAAACGCACCAGGGCCAGTTTGATGAGCTCTTTTTGCCGCAAGCCTTTTTTGCTCTAGGTTTAATAGTTTTTCAGCACTAGATATCTCCTTTTCTGCTTCTTTATTTATACGCTGAACAGAGCCAAGAATTTCTTCTTGTTGTTGTTTTCTTTTTTCCTCGGTGGCCTCTAGCGAAGCAATACGCTTCAATCTTGCTTCGGCATCTTCTGTTTTTTCTGGTCCAACAAAACTTTTTAATTCAATCAATTCAGCTTCTTTCATCTTCAAATCCGAAAGCTTAATCAACTCATCGTTTATTTTTTTATCGGCTTGCTCTCTTATTTCTAGAGATTTATTTTGTAATGATATTCTTTTTTCTTCAATTTGAAAAGCTTCTTGAGCTTCGCGAGTTTGATAACCTGGTCCAACAGCGTTCAATCTTTCTGCGGCGGCGACCTGAAGATCCATAGCCCTCATTCTTGCTTCGGAAGATACTGTTTCGGCGCCTATACCCGCAGAAGTTTTCATGTCAGATATTATATCTTTTCTGCGAGCAATTACATCATTTATTTTAAATTCATTTTGTGCAATTTTAGAGGAAAGGTTAAGTTCCTTTAATAGCATTTCTATATTTTTTTCTTTACTATTTTTATAGTCTTCGAGTGCTTGAAGTTGCGTGGTGTTTAAATTTGCTTTTTTTAATTCTGCGTATAATTCTTCATTTGACAGTTTAATTAGTTCGTCTGTTAATTCTATTTCTTCAACTTTTGCTTTAATTTTATCCTTAAAATCATTAGAAGATTCTAAGAAACTAGCTCCTACCGAACCCGATTTTACACCTTTTTCTTCCAACAATTGTTTTTTAGCTAAGCTTGTTTTTAAAGCAGAAGCAATATTATCATCTTTAGAAAAAGTAAGCATACCTTGTCTATATTTATCCCGCTCTGATAGAGTTCCGGCAGCATATGATTCTGCAGCCTTATTGATTGCTTTGGTATAATCTAGTTGAGCTTTCTGTTGTTCGGTGGCGAAGTTGCCCATGATTTTTGCTTCCAAAGATAATGAACTGCCGATTTTTGCATATGAAGATTTTATATCAAATTGCATATCTCTAGCTTGTTGTTGGGCGGTTACTATTGCTCGCTGTGCATTAAGTTGAAGAATAATGGCTTCATTTTGTTTTACATTTAAGTCTCTTTGCACTTCTACCTGCTTAACTATATCTGCATAAGCTTTTGCTATTTCTGCAGGGTTTCCTTCGTCGATTTGTCTTTTCAGTTCTTCGGGAGTAAAATATTCTAAATCACCTTTTTTATAAGATCTTCCTCCGGCAGTTGAATCTTCTTTTAACGCTGCAGTTTGAATTTTCATATCCTTGGGTAATTGATCGAGTGCAGCCTTGATTGCTTCGGGTCTAGCGGCAGTACCCATTTGAGCTAAGATTTGATCTTCAATCTTTTTAGTCGCCTTCGCTGAGTCTTTTATTTCAACCCCAGCTTTCTGCCCTCTTAGGTTGTAAGCTGTAGTGGTTAAAGCTTCTTTTAAAAAATCTTCTGAGGTAACCGTGCCAGTCAAACCCTTACTTTCTAATATTTTCTTCATGGCAGAAGCGGCGCCTGACGCTTGGTATTTTTTATTTTTTCCCGCCGACTTCCTAGCTCCCGGAAAACCGAATTTTAATAAATCCCCTATATTGACCCCTGACTGCTCAAGCATTTTAGATCTAAAATCTGCTCCCATTCTCATACCAAATCCACCACTTTTACTTGGGTCTATAGCGGAGAGCTTGTTGAAATTATCCACATCTATCTTTCGTTGCTCTCCTCCAAAAGAAAATTCTACCAAACCACCTTTTCCAAAATTTGTTTTAGCTAAAGACGGTGCAAGTGATTGAGCTAAGGCAGCGCCAGTTTGAATACTTGACTCTCTTTCAGCTTTAGCGGCTTTTTCTTGAGCTTCTTTTAAATCTTCAGAGGCGCTTAAAAGACCAGAAAACCCTCCTATAACACCACCAATAGCAGCGCCTAGAGGCCCAAACATCATACCCATGGCCGCGCCAGTTCCAACCCCCATTAATGCTCCACCCGCTTGATATTGGGTATCACTTACTTTTCCAGGGCCTTCTCCTTGAAGCATTCCTGCGAGCATCGGAGCGCCCATCATTAAACCCATTTGCCCACCTGTAGAGCCCAATCCCTTACCTAAAGCAGTATTACCAAATTTAGTATTTAAACCGCTTATACCCCCTCTTACTGAAGAATATGCACCACTTAAAGCTGTAGAAGCTCTTTTTCTCGAGGCGTTTAATCTACTAATATAACCAATACTTTCATTTGTTTTCCTAGTAACTCTTTCGCTTGAGGTAGATTGATTTTTTGTTTTTTGAGATAATCCAGCAATAGCATTATTAAGTTGCTGCTGATTCATTGATCCTTTTTTAAATTTATCAATATAAACCTTAAGCTTGCGATTCAATTCTTGAACTAATTTATCTTGAGCAGATAAATTCCTACCACTTATATTTACATCGCTTCTTTGAAAGCCAGCTTCTGCATAATTCGGCACAAATCCATTAGCAGCGCCAAATACATCTCGCAGTCCATTTGGTTCGTCTTGCGTATTGGTTACGCCAAGACCAATTGGGTTACCTTTATTCATCAATGCTGGATGAGAACCTACGCGAATTTGAGAAACAGGAACGCCAGCCGCTTTTTCTCGACCTATTGCATCTGATAATGGATTTGCGAAATTAGGAACGTATCCACCTGCCGCAGCCACATTACTAATACCCTCTCCGATACTTTTTCCATGCATACTAGCAAGTCCATATCCTTGAAGAGTTCGATTCGTGAATCCCTGCTTTAATAAAAATTTGTTTAATTTTGTTTTTTCTTGGCTCGGAAAGTTTTTCCAATGACCGTATCTTTTAAGCAGTTGTGAGAAGTACGGGTTAGAATTTATGACCGCGGCCAAGCCAAACTTACTTTTCCCTAAACCTCCAAGTCTAGATATAGCCATGGCCGCGAAATTAGGAATAAATCCAGTTGCCTTAATTTGGTTTAAAATCTTCATAGGAAGTTTTCCGCTCGATCCTGCAGCTGCACTCTTATGAAGCTTTGACTCTATATATCTCAATTTTTCGTCACCAATAAATTTTGCAACATTCTTTGCGTCTTCGCCAACAAAATCAAACGGGGCCTGCGAATCGGACACTTTTTTATTAGTCAAAGACCCTCGAACTCCGGCTTCAAGCATCCCTCCTAACATAGAGCCATCCATATGAGTTTTTAAAACCCCAACACCTGCCTTACCAACTTTTCCACCAAACATGTCGACTCCAATCTCATGAGAAAATTTATCGAAACTTCGCCCAACATGCTTGTAAAGTTTTTTCTCTAAAATTGATTCGCCCAGTACCTTCTCCATCAGATTTACGTCGCCCTCAGTAACTTCATAAACCGGCTTTGTTTGTAGAGTTGCGGACACAAGAGGAGAATGAGCCCCTTTTTTATTCAGCTTTTTCACAAGGCTTGGACTCAACCTTTTATTTAAAGCGTCCTTTGCAGGCTTAGATAGTGTGGAATGCTTTTGCTTGTATTCTACTGGTCCGACTGAATCTGTAGAACCAAAACCTAAAAGAACTCCCATTTCACTTATTTCAGGAAACAAATTGTTTAAATTTATCTTCTGCAAATCACTAGATCGACCTACTGTTGTTTTACCTTTCTTTAATGCTTTTTTGTAAGCTTCATCACCAAAAGCAGCCTTAATTGTATTCCCATGAATATTTCCTCTTGCAAACGCCTCTTCAATAGTTAAATCTTCAGTTTTTTCAGAATATTTACTTCTCTTAAAGGGCATTTTTAATGCAAAATTAGGAATATATCCTCTTGCAGCATATGGATCAAATCCATGTATATCCCCAAATGCTTGTTGATAGTTTTTTCCAGCTTTGCTAGACTGAGGAGGCATAATCGCGGGTTGCGTCATACCTTTGAAATTTTTTACTTTCTCTGCGCTATTATAGATGATTGACCCTTCGCCAGGCATATTCATACTACGAATATTGCCTGCAGCATAACCGCCGCGAGCAGCCTGCTCTCTTTCTGGATGAGCGAAGTTAGGAATATGCCCTTCAGCTCTACCTCTGCGCTTCATAGGGGCTAAGTTTGCGCCATAACCTTTTGTGTATAATGTGGAGGCAGCTTGTTTGCTGATTGCATTTAAAGCATTAGCTTCTGCGACTTGAGCCTTAAGTAGCCCTAAAATTATTTTTTCTTTCTCTGTTCTGCTTATATCTGTTCGAAGCATCTCTTTGCTTAATGCAGCGTTTTGACCAAACAAGGAAACTAAAGACGTTTGAATAGCTTTTTGCTTTTGAGCTTCAGTTGTAATACCTATTAGAGAAGACAAACTATCTCTTGTAAACTTAAAAGCTTGACCAAAAAGTTTAAAGAATACGGTTGTCAATACAACCAAACCTGGACCTGTAATGACATTACCTATGCCCTTGAGTAATCCTGTAGCAAATTTATTTCCTGTGCCCTCACCGTCTCCAAGCATAGTGTTAATACCTTCTGCCATACTCTTAACAGCATTTAGTATTTTTTCCATTCCAGGGCCAAGCGTTATTTCTCCAAGCTTGGAGCTCATTTCTACTATAGAAGTTCCTGTTTGACTAACTAATGCAGATATAGTTTTATTTAATTCTTTATTTTTGTCAATAGCTTCATCTGTAGCGCTTGCAGAAATCTGAGTTGCATTTGCAAGAATACCGTTTTGTTTTGCAGCGTCTCCCAAGATAGCTTTTAAAACGTTTATTTGAAAAACGCCACCAACAGTTTGAGCGATTTGCGCTTTTTGGGCTTCGCTTAATGAATCAAAAGTGTTTGCAAGATCAGTTAATATTCTTTTAGCGCCAAGAGTTTTACCTTCAACATCTCTTACGGCTATACCTAAATTTTCTAATTGATTTAAAGTATCTGTTCTGCCAACACGAGTAAAAATTGTTTTCAAGGAGTTACCAATAACTTTACCACCTCGGGCAGTTTGTTGTTGTGCAGCAGTTACAATACCAATAAGTTCATCAATATCTACTCCAGCTCCTTTAGCTGCAGCACCAGTTCTAGAAATAGCGTCAGCGAAATCTTCTGCGCTAACCGCGAATTGAACATCTACAGCTGCAAATTTACTTACCAATTGAGTAGTATCTTTAATCTGATGACCATAAGTATTCATTGCGGCAGTTAAAGATTTTACTGCTTCAGCAGAATCCATTCCTGTCAATCGAGTAAGAATAAGAGCGTCTTTTGTACGCTTTAAAGATTCTTCAACACTTAAACCTTGACGAGCGTATTCTGTTGCTGCGTCAGCGGCAATTTTAAAAGAAGACGCGGTATCTTTTGCAACTTTAAATAAGCCATCACTAAATGCATCT